ATCACGAACTGATGGCTGAATTTAATCAAATCCCGTCGGGTCTATGGAAACCCGCAGGACAGAAGCTCATCTTTGATATGGTTGAGCAAGGCACGGTGACCGATGCGTACCGCTATGTCATTACCGTTCTTGAAAACGCCGTTGAAATAGGAAAGTTTTACATCACTCCCAACGTACTCGACACCGGTGTCTTTGACTTAGGAGAAGTTGTTCGCGGACGGGTAGCGGTAGACCCTCGAAAGTACGGATTAACAAACGTCATCCACTCATTCAACAACAAGGCTTTCACGAAGTCCAACGGCAATGTGAACAAGTACACGGTTGAGCTTCGATATTGGGACGGCTCTACTGAATCCTCTCTCGAAGACAGCGCGAATATTTGGCTGATTGACGGATACGAGCAGATAAGCGCGGGACTAGACCCCTCGTTCGCGGATTACTATGGAACGGCTTCGACAAAGAAGTTCTGGCTGACCGATAGAGAGCCTGAGAGCGATATCATTCACATCACAGCGGGCATTGAAGACACGGGGGTTTTGACCTTTATAAATACGGACGATACGGGATCTCTTGTGGAGGATATTCTCATCAACATCTACTCAGCGGACGGAACTACAACCGACACGCTTGGGTATACCATAAACACCACGAACGGAGCTGTACTTCCTACGGCATCCGCGACGACGTATTACTACGGAACGGTGTTGTACGGTTCTTTCTTTCCTGCCTCTCTATCAGCTCTTACAAACGCACTGAACAACATAAGCGGCGGTTGGCTTTATTACGAGGTTATCCCGATGGGGTCATCTTTGCAGAAGGGAAATAAATACCGATTCACAAACAATTGCAGACCCGTTAAAAATGCAGCCGTTCAGCTTGCTTGGGCAAATACACGGGGCGGATGGGATTACCTCCGTTTCGATGGTCGTAAGCTCAAGACCGTAACACGCGAAGAGAAGACATACCGAAAGCAAATCGGAGATTACAGCGCGGCTTCATTCAACTTTGGGGCAACGGATAGAGAAATCACACCGTACCAAGTGGAGGCTAAAGAGATGTATCAACTCAATGGCATTTTGACCTCTGAGGAATACGATCTATTTCAGTATTGTTTCCGTTCAAAGAATATCATGGCACGTATCGATGGCTTTTGGGTTCCCGTGACCTTGAAAGAGTCCTCTCTACAAGTGGAATCCGATACAACATCGAAGGTTTATATCGCTACTATTAACGTCGAACTCGCTCAACTTATCCGATGCTAAGACTCACCCTCGCAGACAACGATATCGAGCTGTATCAAAACGAGCCGGTTAACCTGAGCTATCAATTCAGCGACCTTCAGGAGATAAACGCTTCACGCTCTAATTTCTCGCAGACTTTCCGCGTCCCTTTGACGGGAAAAAATCAGGACTACTTTGGGGCGGTCAACGAGCTTGGAATTATCCCGACATGGAATCCAAAAACGAAGGTAAAAGCAGAACTTTCGTACAATACGATTCCAATCATGCGCGGCTTTGCCCAAGTGAAAAACGTATACATCCAGAAGGGGAAGTATGCGGACGTTGAACTCGTGGTCTTTGGAGAGACAGCAGACCTTTCGCGAGATGTTGGGGACGGGATGCTCACGGATGTCAATTTGAGCGCATTCAACCACACTCTAACCGCCACGAATATTTCATCGAGTTGGGCGGGAACTCTTTCTTCGGGCGTTATCCGTTACGGGATCATAGACAAATGGAGGAATTGGACAAGCGAAACCATTTGGTCAACTACTAACCTACTTGAACACGGAGATTTTACCCCGTATTTTAGAGCATCGAAGCTATTTGAAACCATTCTAACGGAGGCGGGCTACACCTACGACTCTACATTCTTTGGTTCTAACCTTGACGACTTATATCTGTTGCTGAACCGAGGCAATCGTTCACCCATTCCCGTCGATGCAGACCAACCCGCAGCGAATGTCTTTGAGATTGGTTTGTCCGCTAACGTAACCAAGTCAAGTAATTCCTTCGAGAGCATCACAAACTTTGTGGAAACAGCTCCTTTCTTTGATGCGGGCGGCAATGTCGCCTCCGGTGCTTTTGTTCCTCCGTATCGGGCTTATTATACTTTCGTGGTATACGTCAAAGGGGTGATTTCGCAATTGAATGAAGGAATTACAATGCGTCTCGCTTCGGGAGCTTCTACTTTCCTTGCTACTATTATTGACAACGTTCAGGGGGGTGAGTTCAATTCTGAGACATACGCGATAACAACAGCACCAATCCTATTAGACTCGACGGACTCGGTGACTCTTCAGTATGCTTTGACAAACTCAGGACATACAGTCGAGTTCACGGGTACAAATGCACTCGGAGCAGGTGGAACGGGTTTCGCTGTTACGGAGATAACAGACCCCCTTTCAGGTCAGACGGTAGATATAGCGGGCAATATGCCCGTTATGAAACAAATCGACTTTGTTTCAGGACTTCAGAAGATGTTTAACCTCGTGTTCATCCCAGACCGAAACAACTCCAAGCACCTCTACATCGAACCGCTTGGGGATTACCTCGCATCGGGAGACAAGATAGATTGGACAAATAAGATTGACCTTTCCAAAGATATCCAAGTCGAGCCGACTACAGACCTCCAAGCAAGGACGTATGAATGGACGCACTCGAACGGAAAAGACTTGGTGAATGACCTCGTTCAAAAGAACGCCTCACGGACGTATGGACGCTATCGGGTGAATGACCCTGAGAACGACTTTGCTTCGGGAACGAAGAAGATTCAAACGGCGTTTGCTCCTCATGTGGTTTCATATATCCCAGGAACGGACTACGCTATCCATCGGATGCTTGCAGATACCGTAAACGAAGACAAAACCATCAAAGACCCGCTTCCGCGTTTAGCGTTTTGGAACGGACGCGAGTCGGGTTTGGTCAATTACTACAACGACGCAAACACAGAAGGACTTTCTACCACGCGTTATCCGATGCTTTCGCAGTTCTCTGCGTCTTATCCATCGGTAGGAGATGAAGACCTATCTTTTGGCGTAGAGCGACCATTCCACCGAGTACAAGCCAACCCCGTAAATACGCTGTATTACAAATACTGGATGCCTTGGGTCAATGAGCTGTATTCGTCCGACGCTCGAATCGTGACCGCTTACTTTAGATTGACCGCTTCGGAGATTGCGACCTTCAAGTTCTCCGATAAGATTTTCATAAAAGACACGTACTTCCGAATCCTGAGCATAGCGAACTACGATCCCACCACGGAGAACATCGTGCAAGTTCGACTTGTGAAGATTCTCGGAGCAATTCGGGATTGCTACTATATCCCCGTTTCAGCGGATAAGAACGGACAAATTTCGTTCAGCACCCCAACGGGTTCAACTGTGACTTCTTCCTCTCGTGAGTGCTGTGAACGATATGGGTATGTCTTTGACGAATCAGGTCTTCAGTCCAAGTGTTTCCAAAACTTACCCCAATGAGGAATCTCGATAATCACCGTTATATAGGAGAGGCCATTCAATTGCTACAGAACAAAGGGGAGAAGGTTACTGTCCCGCTTTGGTTCAAGGTAGTTGATTGGGTTCTCGCTATTCTCTTTGTTTCCGCTTATCTCTTCGCTGCATTTAAACTCATCCAATGGCTACTACTCAAGATATTCTCTTAACGTACAAGACGGACACAGGAGAGGTCACCAAGTCACTTGATGAGATCGTTTCGGGGCTTGAGGGCGTAGATAATAAAATCGAGGAGACCGCGAAGCAAACGAGCAAAGTAGGAAAGGGTCTAAAAAGCGCGGCTCAACTTGGAGCGACGGGATTCAAGGCACTTGGTACAGCAATAGCAGCAACCGGAATCGGCCTTCTTATTGGACTTATCGCGGGACTGACCGCGAAGATGGCGGAGAATAAAAAGATTGCTGAAGCTTTTGAGGTAGTTGTTTCTGCAATTGGTGCAGCTTTCAACATCCTAGTTCAGAAAATAGAACCGTTTGCAGGTCTGGTAATAGATGCCTTCAGCAACCCCGTTGAATCTATTCAGAAACTTGGGGATGCCATCAAGCAAAACATACAAAACCGCATCGACGGCATTTTAACTTTCATCCCGAAAATTGGCCAAGCTTGGGATTTGCTTACATCGGGTAAATGGAAAGAGGCTTCTAAAGTTGCCGCAGACGCGGTCGGTCAGGTTGTTCTAGGTGTTACCGATATAACGGACAAAATCGGAGACGCGGCAGATGCTGTTGGAGAGTTTGCGAGTGAATATGTTGACGAAGTAGGTAAAGCGACCCAATCCGCTACTAAACTCACTCAAGAACAACAAAAGCTCAGGGATCAACAAAGGGAGCTGAATGTTGAGTACGCTCAAGCACGGGCAGAGATAGAACAACTCAAACAGAAGAGAGACGACGAAAGACTCTCGATTGAGGAGCGTATCGAAGCGGCTCAAAGGGCTTCAGAATTAGACCAAGAGTTTGCAGACAAAAGAGAGGCAATTGCGAATGCGGAAGTCGCTTTGGTTCAACGAGAGATTGCCATTCAGGGAGATTCTATAGAAAGGCAAGACGAACTTGCGGAAGCACGTATTGCAGCGGCTGAAGCTGCTGAGTCAAGTGCGGCTGTCCAGACGGAGTTGATGACCTCTATCTATGGACTCGAACAAGAGTCAATAGCTATTGAGCAAGAGAAGATAGATAAGAGGAGAGAGACAACCGAAGAGACCATTAGACTGCTCGAAGAAGAAGAGGCAGCCAAAAAACTTCTTGCCGAAGAAGATGCAAAAAGACGGGAAGAAACAAGACAAGCCATAATAGACACCGCGAAAAGTAGTTTGTCAGCTCTTGCTGACTTAAACGAGGCTTTTGGAGGTGAGAGCGTTGAGCGACAAAACAAAATTGACGACTTACTTCTTCAAGCCTCTGAAACAAAAGACCAAAGCGAGAAAGAAAGTCTTGAGAAGAAAGCCAAAGCGTTAGGTAAAATTCAAGACAGAGAAGGGAAAAAACAATTTCAAAGAGGTAAAGCGCTATCGATTGCGCAGGCTTTGATTTCAACCTACGAAAGCGCGACGGCGGCCTTCTCTTCGTTGGCCGGCATTCCCGTCGTCGGGGTCGGCTTGGGTATAGCCGCCGCAAGTGCGGCAGTTGTTGCGGGTTTAGCTAATGTGAAAAAAATCAAAAGCCAGACTTACAAAAGCCAAGGTACGGGAGGCGGGAGTTCGTATTCCTCAAGCGGTTCAGGTGGCTCTGGACAACAAGCCCCAACATCCCCACAGCTTGACCTCTCGTTCTTAGGAGCTGGAGCTGGGCAGGATGGATTTAGAACGTATGTCATCGCTTCCGAGGTTTCTAACTCTCAACAAGCGAATCAAAAAATTAACGACCAAGCAGCACTAGTAGGATGAACATAATTGAACTAATAATCGATGAAGAAGCGGAACTCTACGGAGTCGACGCTTTGTCATTAGTAGAACACCCCGCTATCGAGTCCGATTGGGTAGCGATGAAGTCCCAAGAGTTTACTTTCAAAACTCAGGACGAAGAGAAACGCATCGTAATGGGTGCGGCTCTGATTCCCGACAAACCCATATACCGCAAAACCGAGGAAGAGGAGTATTACGTGTACTTCTCAAAGAAGACCGTGCGACGGGCGATGGAGTTATACTTCAAAAACGGCAATCAAGCCAACGCCACGCTTGAGCACGAACACGCCATCAACGGTTTGCACCTTGTAGAGAGTTGGATCGTCGAAGGAGAGCAGGATAAAAGCCGCATTTACGGCCTAGATGTCCCGGTTGGGACTTGGATGGTTTCTATGAAGGTAGAGAATGACGCTATTTGGGAAAAGTTTGTGAAGGAGGGCAGCGTCAAAGGCTTCTCAATAGAGGGCTATTTCGCAAACAAGTTTGAGCTTTCTCAACAGAAACCCATTACAAGCGATTTGGAGCTTCTTACAGACATCGAGAAGGAACTAGCAATAGATTATCTAAAAAATCGGATGATAAGTAAGGATTGACCCCTTAAAATCGTTATTAATACAAATCCCAGAAGATGAATCTAAAAGAACGCATCTCCGACCTCTTCGAAAAGTACAGCGTAGAACTCGCTGTCGAAGAAAAGGAGGAACAAGTTTCGCTGATGGCTACCGCCGTCTTAGAAAGCGGACAAGAAATCATGACCGACGCAGACGCTTTTGCTGTCGGTGTCGCTGTTTTCGTTATGAATGACGAGAACGAACGCATCCCTCTTCCAGATGGGGACTATCAACTCGAAGACGGCTCTATGCTCGTTGTCGCTGAAGGTACTGTCTCTGAAATGAAAGACGCTGAAGCTCCCGCTGAAGAAGTGGTTGAAGAAGCGACTGAAGAAGTAGAGGCATCTGTCGATATGATTACCCGTGAAGATGTTGCTTCTATGATTGCTGACGCAGTCTCTGAAGCCAAAAAAGAATTCTCTTCTCAGATTGAGGAACGTGACAACAAAATCACCGAACTCAGCAAACAAACCACCAAGACAATCTCTCGCGCTCCCAAAATGGAAGTTGCGAAGGCTGTCGACCTTTCTAAGTTATCAATCAAGGATCGCGTTGCCGCTATCCACAATCAATTCTCTCTATAATGGCTAATGCTAATGTTGGAGTCGGCACTTACGCTGGCGAAGCGGCTCGTCCTTACGTCGCTGCTGCGGTTTTGTCTGCTGACACTATCGCAAATGGTTATATTTCTGTACTTGAAAACGTACATTCAAAAGCAGTTTTGCGCAAGTTCTCCGGAGCTGCAATTCAGTTGAATGACGACTGCGCGTTCACGACTCCGGGTTCTGACCAATTGACTTTGGGTGAAGCGGTTCTTGATGCTGCTGCTTTGAAAGTCAACGAGCAAGTTTGTAATGCAGACCTTCGCGCAACTTGGGAATCTGCCCAAATGCGAGGACAGTCTTCAAACGCTCCAGCTGACTTTACAACTTTTGCTGCTCAGTATGTAGCTGCTAAGGTTGCTGAAGGAATCGAAAACAACATCTGGCACGGAAAGTACGACCACACGGACGGAGCTACCGGAACGGGAACTTATCAGTCTTTCGCAGGTTTGATGGCCGCTATCGTAGCAGCTACACCGGGCGAAGAGGATTTGTTGACGGGTGCAACCACATCAGGAAACATCTTGGATCGAATTACTGCTTTGGCTGTGCCAAACGTAATCGCCGGAGACCCTGAAACAAAGCTCTTCATGAGCCGCGCGATGAAGCAGTTGTATTATACAGCTCTTGCAGGAACGCAGAACCTTCCATTCATCGCTGAAGGACAAGCTAACTTCTTCCAAGGTTATGACATCATCACTCCTGCGGGAATGCCTGACGACACTTTCTTGTTTGCTCAGAAGTCGAATTTGTACTTCGGTACTAATTTGTTGACTGACCACATCAACGCTTCTGTCTTGGACTTGCAAGGTGTAACGGGTGACGATGTGACTCGTGTCATCATGCAGTTCTCAGGCGGTTGTCAAATTGTTGACGCTGCTGCCATCGCTGTAGCTCGTCGCTCATCCTAATTTGAACGGGAGGGGTTTCGGCTCCTCCCCTTAATTCCTCTATCACATGGCGTGTACATTAACAATCAACGGCAGGGCGTTTCCCTGCAAGGATAAAATCGGAGGAATCAAGCGCGTTTGGATTAAGCAATTCGACGCGACTGATTGGGGGACTATTACGGCGGGCGTAGTTGCTGCGGGAACTGCGATCACCGTCTTCGGTTTCGAACTCACAAAGAACTCAGGTTCATTTCAACAAGCGGTAACCGCTTCAATGGAGAACGGAGTTGTTTTCTACTCTCAAGTTCTTGAGATGACTATGCCAAACCTCATTGCAGCGGACAACGTAGAAGTTGCCGATTTGCTTAAGGGGCGTTTGACAATCATCGTTCAAGATGTCAATGATAATTATTTCGCGATGGGTCACACTCAAGGAGCTGAAGCTTCTGGAGGTACTATCGGAACGGGAACAGCAAAAGGAGACCTCAACGGCTACCAATTGCAGTTCACCGCAGAGGAGGCTATCCCTGCTCCATTTGTTGCATCTGACGACGCGAATATTACATTCACGGCAGGAGCTTGATTCTGTTTTTTTGGTTAGGTTCAAAGGAGGGGGAGGGCATTACGTCCTCCCTCTTTTAGTTTAAAACGATATGATACACCTCAATCCCAACTCAGCCACCGAGCAGACTATTTATCTCACTCTTCAGGAGATGAAGAAAGACTTCGATACGTTCGCCAATTATCTCGTACTTTTCCAGAGCATGGCAAGCCGCGAAGATTACTATTTTATTGGAGATGTCTCAACAGACAATCCGAGGTACACCGCGCTCTCTATTTTCACCAACGTCGACGATCCTTTGAACGGGGATATCTTACTAGAGGAAACGGGTCAATACTTCTATAAAGTTTGGGGGCAGAACTCCACGACTAACCTAGACCCAACCGACGCAACTGTTGTCGCACTCATCGAAGAAGGGACTCTCGATGTGACGGGAGCAGTTGGATACAACATCCCAACCATCGACGTACCCGACAACGTTATCTACTATCAGTAATGGACATACTTAAACTCAGCCAATACCAAGAGAGGAGTTACGCGGAAAGCGCAAACTCTAAAGGCTTCGTAAACTACGGGGACGATAACCTCTTCCCGCAGTACCTCATCGACCTCTTTCACTCTTCGTCCACTCATAACGCTTTGACGACTACCATTGCAACGATGGTTTTCGGAGAGGGTTTTGATGCTACGACTTTGGACGGTCGTTTGGCATTTGACCAATGGAATCTAAACGACGAGCTTCGTAAGGCTTGTGTAGACTTTCAAATTCAGGGCGGCTTTGCTTTGGAAGTAAATTGGTCACTCGATAGAACGACTATCGCAAACGTCTCGCACCTTCCTTTTGAGAATATCCGTTCGGGCTTTGTAAACGAAGACGAGAAGGTTGATTACTATTACTATTCGAAAGACTGGAGCAGTAAGAAGGAGGAGGTAGATGAGATTTGCACCTTCGACCCTGAAAGGAAACTAGACCACCCGACTCAAATTCTGTATGTGAAGCCGTTCTCTCCGGGTTCTTTCTACTATCCCAAGCCATGCTACACGGGTAGTATTGACTACATCGAGCTTGATAAGGAGATCGGAAAGTATCACATCAACAACATCAAGAACGGGATGTCTCCTTCGTTCTCTATCCACTTTAAGAACGGTATCCCCCCACAAGAGGAGAGAAACCGTATCCGAATGGATATTGAGCGACAGATGTCCGGGGCAAGCAACGCGGGAAAGTTTATCGTCACGTATTCCGACGATCCCGAAAGAAAGCCGGACTTTGAGCCGTTCCAATTATCGGACGCTCATAACCAATACCAATTCCTCTCTGAAGAGGTGACCGCGAAGATTATGGTTGGACACCGAGTCACCAACCCGCAGATGTTTGGGGTTGCTGTACCGGGAAAGCTCGGAGGCGGTGGAGAGCTTGCAGAATCTGCGGAGCTATTCGAGCAAAACGTAGTAAGACCAAACCGACGAATCGTCGAGGAGACCGTTCAAACACTTTTACGGGCTGCGGGCTTGGATTCCGCCGTTCTTGAGTTGAGCAGTCAAGAGGATGAAGTCAACCTCGATGCATCGTGGGAACACCTCGACGCATTAGGAGAGGATATAAGCGATGAATGGGAACTAATAGACGAAAGCCCCGTTGACTATGAAACGGAGGCCGTTAAGGACGCTCTATGGGCGTTTGCTAGTGTTCCTTCATCCAATCCCAACGGCAAGAGCGAGCAGGACACCGAAATCATAAAGGTTCGGTACGTGTATTCTCCCAAATCGGTGCAAGATGACTCACGCTCTTTCTGTAAGAAGATGGTAGCAGCGAGTAAAGTCTACCGAAAAGAAGACATAGAAGCGGCATCTCTTAGAGCAGTCAATCCCGGACTCGGAAAAGGCGGTTCAAATACCTATGATTTGTTTCTGTACAAAGGAGGCGCACGATGTCACCACTTCTGGAGCCGTCAAACGTACCTGAAGAAGACAAATAAGAAGATATCAGTCAACCAAGCGAAGAAACTGATACGAGAAGCGGGGGTTGATGCTAAAAGATTACCCACAAACTCGCCCAAAGTCGCACAACGTCCCATCGATATGCCGAATGAAGGCTTCGTAAACCCCCGATAATGGCACTACAAGCAGAAGTTCTTTTCGTGAATCCCGATTATATCAAGCGGATCACCAACATAAACGCGAGTGTAGAAGACTCTTACCTCGTTCCGTCCGTTATTTTGGCTCAAGACAAGTATATCCAGCTCTATTTGGGCACGGATTTACTCGAAAAGCTAAAGACAGAGGTCACTCAAGTAGGCGGGCCTACCGGAAATTACGCTCTTTTACTCGATAACTACGTCCGAAAGGCCACGCTTTGGTGGACTATGGTTGACCTTATGCCGTCGCTGTACGTAAAGATTGACAACGGAGGACTCGCCATCCGAGTATCTGAGGATACAACGGGTATCTCTCCCGATGATTTACACCGAGAGACAGAACGCGCACGAACCAACGCTCAGTTCTACACGTTCCGACTGTACAAATACCTCTGTAACAACTCCTCACTCTTCCCAGAGTATTCATCGAATACGGGAGCTGATATGCTTCCCCAACCGGCGGACTACTATCAAAGCGGCTTGAGTATCTCACGCGGTGGAAGCGGTGTGGAAACTGTTGATTTACGTTATCTCTTCAAATGAGAAACAGCAGAGAGAAAAATATTACCCTACTAAAGAAGTTCCTCGATGATTTCAATCGAAACAATAATGACAATACTCCCAAGCCTTCTCGGGATCATAGCGGTATGGGTAAACCTAAACCGAGATATTGAAAAACTGAAGGGTCGTGTTATCCGCGTAGAGAGCGACAAAGACGAATTGAAACAGATGATGAAAGAAGTCATTGAGTCAGTTCACAAAATTGAACTCTTACTCGCAAAGCGATGAGGTACTTCAAGCTAGAAGAATTTGAGTCACCCGATGAGCCGGGCACGGGGTGCATGATGTGTCCCGATTTCTTAGAGCTACTTGATGAGGCCAGAGACTACGCGGGGGTCCCTTTTGTTATAACGTCGGGCTTTAGGTCTGTAGAATATAACCGCGAGTTGATAGAGCAGGGTTTCAGCGCATCAAGGAACTCAACTCACCTCATCGGATTGGCTGCTGATATACGGGTACGCAACTCCTCCGAGCGTTGGATTATCCTGGACGCTCTTCTTGAAGTCGGTATAACGAGGATAGGAATCGGAAACGGCTTCATACATTGCGACGCTGACCCACTTAAAGAGAATCATATCATTTGGACATATTAAACCCCTGAAAAGATGTCGCAGTTTCGCCCTCGTTTAAGTCAGCAACAATACAAAGCTCTCGAAAACCTACGGGCAAACGAACGGCGATTGTTAATCGTGGGGGATTTGCATCTCCCTTTTTCTCAGGTTGGCTATTTTCAACATTGCTTGGACACCTATGACCGCTTCAATTGTAATCAGGTTATCTTCATTGGGGACATAATCGACAACCATTACTCGAGCTATCACGAGACAGACCCCAACGGGATGGGGGGAGGCTACGAACTGAAGCAAGCCATCGAGCACGTTGCGAAATGGGCTGAGGCTTTTCCCGTGGCTGATGTGATCATTGGCAATCATGACCGCATAATCATGCGCAAGGCGTTCAGCTCCTCTGTACCAAAGGAATGGATAAAGGACTACAACGACGTTCTGGGTACTTCATGGAATTGGGTCGAGCGCATTGAGTACGACGGGGTTCAGTACGTTCACGGAGAAGGCGGCACAGCGAGAACCAAAGCCAAAAACGATATGCAGTCAACCGTTCAAGGTCATATTCATACACAAGCCTACGTTGAATGGATGGTTGGAAACAACTCGAAGATTTTCGCCATGCAATGCGGGGCAGGATTAGATCGACTGAGCTACTCAAGCGCATATGCAAAGCACTTCAAACGTCAGGCAATTGGTTGCGGGGTAGTAATTGGAGGCCACACGGCTATAAATATTTTAATGGATTTATAAGAT